ATGAGAGAGCCATGATTCCTGTAATGTTCCAAATGATCAAGAGCCTTAAATCAGAAATCAACGCACTGAAAGCTGAACTGTCGAGGGGGTGATGACATGGGTAACGCACAGCTTCAATTTCATGTGAACAATCAGATAATCAGAAGAAGGGATAGTTTCAAGGTCGTGGCGAAGAGTCACGACTATTTATTTGCGAAATTTTCCTTCCTGACAGACGAATGGAACGGAATAACAAAGACTGCCATTTTTTCAACAGCCGAAACGAACTACGGAATGGTTCTTGACGAGAACGACGAATGTGAGGTTCCATGGGAAGTTTTGGAGAACGGTGGTTATTTCACTGTATCTGTTTTTGGCGGTTCGCTGATAACCGCAAACAAAGAAAAAGTATTTGTTGCTCCAACGGGCTATGTGGATTCTTCTGAGATTGAAAACTCTCAGGAGCCTACACAGGATATTTACGAACAGGTTACGCATTACCTTGACGGCGTAAGAGCGGATGTTCATGCAGATGCAGAATCTGCGGCGGCAAGCGCGGCATATGCAAGTGAATCCGAGCAGAACATAGCTTCGATGCTTGACCGGATTGACGGTCAGGAAGAATCCGCAAGGAACAGCGCAATAGCGGCGAAACGTTCAGAAGACAATGCAAGCGCAAGCGAAACGGCGGCATTGCAGTCTGAACAGGCGGCAACTGCAAAAGCCGCAGAAGCCGCACAATCAGCACAAACGGCAAGTCAGGCAAGTGATAACGCTGTTCTTTATGCAGAGCAAGCGGATGCAAGTGCCAGAAATGTGAAGAATTCGGAAGACGTCGTAATTGAAAGAGCTGCACGGGTGGAAGAAGTTTTTCAGAGTATCCAGAAATACGACGGTGGGACTTTTGATGATTGGAAGGACGGTGAGTAAATGGCGACAGATGTTAGACCTATACAAATGCGCCGGGGCAACGAAGCTGACTACAACAAATCCAAGATGCTTCCCGGTGAATTTGCTGTAAGCACCGATCAGAAGAAACTGAGGATCGCTTTTGCGCCTGGCGATGATAAAGAAATTGCCTTTGCTTCTGATGTAGATGAAGTACAGAACAACCTTGATTATCAGGGAGAACAAATCACTGAGATCCAGGGTGATGTAAGTACGGCTCAAAACAATATATCGAACCTGCAATCCAAGGTTACAACACTTACGGAAAATCAGTCTGCTACGGATGATGATATTTCAACGATTCATGGAGATATTACACGGCTCCAGAATATCACAAACGGCAAAGTCGATGAGGCGTACTTGTCCGAAGACCACAAATACCTGATTCTAAAAGCCAATGGAGACTTAGTCGCAGAACTCGGTCCATTCGCAGGAGAAGGCGGCGGTGGTGGCGGCGGTGGCGGTGGAACGCAGACCGTCATGACCATCACCAACGAAAGCGGATGGTTGATGAAGACTGTGGCAAAAGACACAAGCCTTTCCGTGCAGTGTACATGGTCGAGCACTCTGGACGAGATTCCGACAGGTGCAGGTGTACTGAGGGTATATGTTGATGGTGCTGTCAGACAGACCAGAAACGTGAATCAGGGGACGTTTACTGTCACTCTTGATTCGTATCTTGCTTCAGCAGGGAGCAAGAGTATCCGTGTAAATGTAACTGATGTTTACGGCACTTCCAAAGACATTAGATACACAGTTGTTGTGGAGGACTTTACCATCACATCCCCATTCGATGTTTACACGCCTGTGCAGGGTGGATTCACTTTCTTCTACACGCCGAGAGGCACCGGCACAAAGACGGTACATTTCAAGGTGGACAACACTGAGCTTTCCACAGAAACCGTGGAGACATCAGACAGACAGCAGAGCAAGACCATCCCGGCACAGTCACATGGCGGTCACACGCTTGACGTTTGGTTTGAAGTCGAGATGGACGGCGAGAGCATCGAATCCAATCACCTGCGCTACAACTACATGAGCATTGATCCTCAGTCCACAACGCCTATTATTACAAGCCAGTACAGCGGTGATTCCGTAGAGCAGTACGGAACGCTTGTTATTCCGTATCAGGTGTATGACCCGGCAGGACTGACGGCACAGGTAGAGCTTGCAGTTGATGGAGAAGCAGTGCAGACAATTACCGTAGACAGGACGGAACAGCAGTGGTCATACAGACCGCTGACACACGGTCAGAAGAGTTTTACCATCACTTGCAGGAGCGTGACAAAGACATTCCCGATTACCGTCACACAGTCCGAAGCTGAGATAGGAGCGGTCACAGAAGACCTGTCCCTTTACCTGACAGCACAGGGGAGGAGCAATCAGGAAGAGCATCCTGAAACATGGCAGTACAACCTGATTTCAGCAAACCTGACGGGATTTAACTTTGTTAATGATGGATGGCAGTTGGACAAAGACGGCGTTTCCGTGCTTCGTGTTGCGGGCGACGCAAGGGTAACAATCCCGTACAAGATTTTTGAGCAGGATTTCAGGAGCACCGGCAAGACCATTGAGCTTGAGTTTGCCACAAGGAACGTCATGAACTATGACACGCCTATTTTCTCCTGCCTGAGCGGTGGGCGTGGATTCGTGGCTACTTCCCAGAAGGTTTCCATAGCATCAGAACAGTCAAGCCTTGAAACACAGTACAAGGAAGATGAACACGTAAGAATCAGCTTTGTGATTGAGAAGCGTTCCGAATACAGGCTGATGTACTGTTACATCAATGGCGTGCTTTCCGCAGTAACTCAGTATCCTGACGATGATGACTTCTCACAGATTACACCCGTAAACATCAGCATCGGAACAAATGATTCCACGATTGATATCTACAATATCCGTGTTTATGACAACGACCTGACCCGGCATCAGATTCTTGGCAACTGGATTGCAGATACTGCCGATGTAACAACGATGATGGCACGATATGACCACAACAACATTTTCGACAATAATAACAATATTGTCATTGAGAAACTGCCGAATGATCTGCCGTACATGATTATCACCTGTCCGCAATTGCCACAGTACAAGGGGGATAAGAAAACCTGTTCCGTCACTTATATAGATCCAGTCAATCCGCAGAAATCCTTCACGGCTGAAAACGTGCAGATTGACGTTCAGGGTACTTCTTCGCAGTACTATCCACGGAAAAACTATAAGCTGAAGTATAAGAGTGGCTTTACTGTGATGGGCGAAACCATTAGTAAGTATCAGCTTACAGACGAATGCTTACCGGCAAATGTATTCTGCATGAAAGCGGACTTTGCTTCTTCAGAGGGTGCAAATAACGTAGAACTTGTACGGCTATACGAAAGAGCAATCAAGGACATCTACCAGACACCTGCACAAGAAGAAAATCCGCTTGTAAGACAAGGTATTGATGGACTGCCGTGTGTAATGTTCTACAACAATGGAACAAGTACAAACTTTATCGGTAGATAATTTGCTGATGTAAAACTTTCTCTGATATACGGCGAAAACCCTGCGGAGGGCAACGCCTTGGAAGGTATAATTTAAAACTGGAAAGTATAACCTAAATCGAAAATAGGGTATATATTATACTCATAAAATACAGCATGAAAGGCGGTATATTATGAGTAAAGTCTGGACTGTTTACATGTACTGTTTGCCAAACAAGAAGAGGTATATCGGTGCTACTTGCCAACCGTTATCGGCACGTCAGGGAGCACGATTCCAGAAGTATAAAAGCAACAAATCCTTTTGGAACGATATACAGGAATACGGCATTAGTTCGATAGAACAGACGATTCTTTGCAAAGCGTTTTCTGAAGAAGAAGCATCTGAGAAAGAAAAAGAATACATTTCAAAATACAATACTCGTAATCCTGAATTTGGTTACAATGTGTATCCTGGTGGCGAAGGATTTAAGAAAAAACAATTAACCGAAGAACGGAAAGAAGAGTTGCGCATTCAGATAAAAGAAATGGCGAAAAAGAGAATGATGCTTCCGGTCTCAGAAGAAACAAGACGTAAGCAAAGCCTTGCAAGAATCGGAAAAAAGCGTGCTCCGATGAGTGAAGAAACAAAGGCAAAGATTTCCAAAGCAAACAGTAGAGAAAACATGTCGGAAGAAACAAGGCTGCGCAGAAAGCGCAGTAAAATGAAAAAGGTTTGTGTGACCGAAAGTGCAAGCGGAATTGAGATTATTTTTGATTCCGTAGAAGATACAGCAGAGCATTTCTCCGTCGGTTCCAATTCAGTGTCAAGATGGATACACGGCACACGCAAACCACCGAAAAATTATACTTTTAAGTTTTATATACCACCAACAACGACTGAGTGAGAAAGGCTATTCGAACGAATAGTAAGCAACAGTCTGAACACAAGCGACACCGCATTTATGGAGCTTGTGAGGAGCGGTCAGAGGTAACCAGACCACTTAAAGAAGAACCGTTCCCGCCTATGGAAACATAGGTCATGAAAGTAACAGCCTGAAATATAATTTCAACCACGATAAATCCGCAGAAAATGTATTCGGTTTTGTTGACGATGACGAATCGTGGGAAGTTAAAACACATGCTTCCAACAGAGTTTTGTGGAAGGTATCTGATTTTGAGGGAACTGGATGGCTTGACGATTTTGAGGCACGTTTTCCGGATACAGACCCGCCGTATATAGACCCAACACAGCTTAAGGCGTTTACGGACTGGATTATACAGACAGACACAGAAGCGGCAACGGAAAATGCACTTCCTGAACCTGTAACTTATGACGGAGTGACTTATAGTACAGATTCAGCAGAATACAGACTGGCGAAATTTAAAGCAGAAGTGGGAAACTATGTGGAAGTGGACTCCATGCTATTCTATTATATCTCCACGGAATGGCCGCTGATGGTTGATAGCCGTTCTAAAAACATGTTCCCGTCCTTTATGGGAAGCGAGGTGACTGACTGATGAGTGGGATTAGAAAAAAGATTGTTTTTCTGCCATATGACTTTGATACCGCACTCGGTATCGACAACTATGGGCGTTTGAGATTTGATTATCATCTTGAAGATGTCGACACGGTAAATGGCGAGAAAGTGTATGCCGGACAAGATTCCGTACTTTGGAAGAATGTTCGCGCGGCATTTGCAGACGAACTTGCATCAATGTGGAGAACACTGAGAAGCGGTAATGACCCGGCGCTGTCTTACAATAAAGTTGAAGCCATGTTTGAGGAGCATCAATCAAAATGGCCCGAAGCCCTCGTGAATGAAGACGAGTGGTACAAGTATATTCTCCCATTAATTCAGGACAACGAAAACCGTCTTGAGATGTGCCTCGGCTTGAAGACGGAACAGCGCAAGTGGTGGCTGTATAACCGCTTTAAGTACATTGATTCAAAGTACAATGCAGGCGATGCAAGTGCTGATAGCGTTTCTATGCGTACTTATTACGAACCTGCGGAAAGCGAAACCTACGGCATCACGGTCATGCCCTATGCTGACATCTACGCAACAGTTATGTATGGCGTTTCAAAATCGTCCGTCAGGTCACCACGGAATCAGGCCGTTCTTGTCCCATGTGCGCTGAGCCATCTGGAATTTACCGATACTTACATCTACAGCGCAAGCCAGATTAAGAGTTTCGGAGACCTGTCAATCTTCAGGCCTGACGCTGTGGAGTTCTCAAGAGCAACGCACATTCAGGAACTGAAACTCGGTGACAGCAGTAATTCATATACGAACCCGAATCTGAAAGCACTGAGTCTTGGAAACAATGTTCTGCTGAAGAAAATCGATTGCCGAAATTGCGTCAACATGGGAACAGGCAGTCAGAAAACTGTTGACCTGTCAGGATGCTCAAATATTGAGGAAGTGTACTTTGACGGGACAGCAATCGGAAGTATCACGCTCCCGAATGGCGGATTCCTTAAGAAGCTTCACCTGCCGTCAACTATCACCAATCTGACTGTGCTGAACCAGAAGAACATTACGGAATTTATCTGTCCGGGATTTACTAATGTAACCACTTTCAGGGTTGAGAATTGCAGTTCCGCAATCAACACAAAATCTATTGTTCAGGCAATTCCTGCCGCCACCCGTCTCAGGTTGGTAGGATTCGCATGGGAATGTGATGATGCAGAGGAGATTGAAAGCCTTTTGACAATCTTTGATACGATGCGTGGTCTGGATGAACAGGGAAATACGATAAGCATCGCTGACGGTGGATGTAAGACAAGTATTTCCGGAACCATCCACACAGATGCCCTGACTGGAGCGCAGATAGCAGCCTACAAACTGCGGTATCCATACCTGAATGTAACCGCCGACCATACGAGTGCACAGCTCAGATTCTACAACGGAGAGACGCTCATCACGAGCGTAACAGTGCTCGACGGCGGTGATGGCACATATTCCGGTAGCACTCCGGCAAAGAGCCAGGACGCACAGTACACGTACACCTTCGCAGGATGGTCCAAGGACACTGATGATAACACTGTTGATGCCGATGCTTTGACACATGTCGCTGGAGACAGGAACGTGTATGCATGCTTCACAGGAACGCTCCGGAAATACACCGTCACATGGAAATCGATGGGGACGACAGTGGAGACAGACAACAATGTCCCGTATGGATCACTGCCGCATTTTGATGGAACAATGCCATCCTACGACGGTCAGACGGCAACCGGATGGGACAGAGACCTCACACAGCCGATCACAGGAGATACAGTCATCAACGCTGTGTACGTTCCGATGTATACCGCGACATTCAAAACTGCGGCAGAAGATGGCAATGTGACATATGCATCACAGAAGTTCGCAGAAGGAACCGTGCCGACATACAGCGGTTCTGTACCGACCACAACAAGGGGCGGTTCGGAAGATTTTACATTCACGGGCTGGACACCGGCACCCGGACCGATTTATTCGAACACAACGTACACCGCGGTTTTCAGGGATAACCGGAGTCCGGTAATTACCTATCTTGCACACACGATACCGGAATATGAATCGACGGCCAACACAAGCAAGATAGCTGCCTACGCATTCTATAAGCAGTCCGGCCTCACAAGGGTGAAGGCGCCCGTCACGACCGTGGAATCCAATGCATTCAACGAATGCAGCGCCCTGGAGACCGTGGATCTGTCAGCGACGAGCGGAACAGTGACGATCCAGTCAACCGCATTTGCCACATGCCCGAACCTCACACACTTGATCATCAGGAGCTCCACAAAGGCTACGCTGTCTAACATCAGCGCGCTGACAGGAACAAAGATCGAGAAATTCTTCGGCGCAGTATATGTCCCGACGGCTCTGGTGGATGATTACAAGGCGGACAGCAACTGGAAGAATTTCTGGATCGCCGACATCTCCGAATACCCGATCGCGAGCTTTGAACCATCCGAAACCTGGGCGCAGATCGAGGCGAACGGCGCGGCAAATGTAATGGTGGGACAGAGTAAGATTGCACAGATAGACGGGAAACAGGTATACTTCACACTTATCGGCAAATCCAAGGATGATCTCACTGCAGGAGGGAAAGCAAACTCCACATGGCTGATGATGGACATCCTGGAAAATTACCAGATGAACAACAGCGGCACTACAGCAGGCGGGTACGATGCAAGCAAGATGAAAACGCACATCACGACCGACCTGCTCCCAACATTTGAGCTTAAAGACCTGGTCAAAGAAGTCACGAAAACCAGCAGGATTTCGGATGGGACGCTGCAGACAACGAACGAGAAACTGTGGCCCGCTTCCGCAAGAGAAATGTACGGCAGCAGTAGCAGTTACGAAAGCAGCGGGTGTACTTATAACGACTTCTTCAGTTCGGATGCAAAGAGGATTAAACGCATTAACGGCTCCGCGAACTTCTGGTGGCTCCGTTCTGCGTACAGCTCTACCAACTTCTGGTACGTGTACGGCAGCGGCGGCGCCAGCAGCGGCAACGCCAGCTACTCGAGTGGGGTCGTCCTCGGCTTCTGCCTCTAATCTTCGAATATTTAATAATCCCGCCCGCTTTGGGCGGGATGCCTGAAAGGAACAAATATGCCAGCTCCAGAATCAAGACTGATAAAAGTACAGGAAAAGAGACCATTCGCGCCGGTCGATACCGCGATCAGACTTTACGTTTTGACAGAGCGCCTGTGTATGAAAATGCCGCGCAGGTACACATACCTGATCCTGAAACCGGTGATAAAGCTCGCAGGCAAGGTTATGGATAATGCTAAAATGGCGAATTCAGTATTTCCGACGAACGTGCATGAAGTACAGATGCGGAGAGATTACTGGATAAAGGCAAGAGCAAATCTGCAGGCACTCTCTACGAGAGTAAACAGGTTCATCGAAGCGAGCGGAACTCTTACATATCATGACGAAGCCACAAAGAAGACAAAAGGCATCACGGAAAAGGATCTGGGAGAACTTGCGGACCTGATCCTGCAGGAACAAAAACTGATCAAGGATATCATGGAAACAGAAAAAGAAAGATACAGAAATCTGTAAATGCATGGGTTATTTGCTATAGGTCGGCTCCGCGAACAACTGGTGGCTCCGTTCTGCGAACAGCTCTACCAACTTCTGGTACGTGAACAACAACGGCAACGCCAACAACAACAACGCCAGCAACTCGAATGGGGTCGTCCTCGGAATCAACTGCGGATCGCGAGTCAAAGTACAGCAGGAAATCGGGACGTAGTAGAAGGAGCGGATAACCCTCCGGTCAACGGTAAATAAGCAGGACGATAGGGCCAGGCGGACGCTTCTTGCATGGGCAGCAAATTGCGGATAGCTGCTTTCATGGCTGGACCTTACGTGTATAGAATCCGCACCTACAATAATTACATACATCCTGCGGAAGATTATGAACAGCAAAGAAAGACACGAAATAAGATATCAGAGACGAAAAGCGAAAAGAGAGAAAAGAAACGAAGAAAGGGCGGCGCAGTATACACAATGGGATAATGTGTTTGGCTTAAGTCCACTACTGAAGGCTTACAAAAGTGTCGCAACGAAATCCAGGGGTCACGCGGCAACACAGATTTTCATGGCAAACCTTCTGATAAACGCCCGAACCGAGGAAAGAAAGCTTCGCGCAGGGACGTGGAAAACGAGAGGTTTTAATCATTTTACAATCATCGAACGCGGGAAGAAAAGAGATATAAAAAGTGTGCATATCTCAGAAAAGGGAATACAGAATACCTTCTGCAACAACTGCCTGATACCGATCCTCAGACCACATCTGATATACGATAATGGAGCGAGCTTAAAAGGGAAAGGAACAGATTTCGCATTAAACAGATTCACAAAGCATTTGCAGGAGTTCACGAGAAAACACGGCAGGAACGGATACATCTATTTCTATGATTTTTCGGGATACTTCGCGAACATTCCGATCGCACCGCTTTCCACGGAGGTCGGGAAGAAGGTTATGGACGGCAGGATGCGTGAAATGTTTAATACTTTCGTAAACGCATTCGGAGAAATCGGTCTCGGGCTCGGAAGCCAGGTTTCACAGATCAGCGCGGTATTTTATCCCAATGGCATCGACCATCTGATAAAGGACCGGTGTGGGATGAGATACTATGGAAGGTACATGGATGACGGATACATCATATGCCACGACCTGAAAAGACTGAAGAAGGTGGTTACGCTGTTCGAAAAAGAATGCGATCGGTCAGGAATTATCCTGAATAAAAAGAAGTGTCAGTTCATAAAACTGACGAAAAACTTCGTATTCCTGAAAACTCGGTTCTTTATTACGAACACAGGGAAGGTTGTAAAACGGATCAACCGGCAGACATCTCGGAAGGAAAGACAGAGACTTAAGGCATACAGGAGATTCTACGACATGGGCATCATGACATATGAAGAGATTTACATGAACTTCCACTCATGGCTGCTGTCGTTGAAAAGAGGCCGGTCGTTCAACGTGAAACTGAACGCAATAAAATATTTTAACGGTCTGTTCCCGGAATTTCCGCCATACAGGCCGCCGAAGAAAAATAACAGAAGAACAAAACAACTACATTATATCGCCAAGCTGGCACAAAGGAGTTGATACAATGGCAAACACCAGGGATGAAATAGGCGAACAGTCAACCATTGACGCTCTCGTAACTGACACATTGGAGAGCTTCGAAGAAAACGGGATTACAACACTCCCGGCATATGGGCTCGCGAGGAAAAAAGGCCTGAAATCAGTGAAGCTTCCAAACTTGACATCTGTCAGTTCCTATGCGTTTGGATACTGCGAAAACCTTGAAACCGTAGATCTGCCGGTTGCAGCCGGAACAAGCGCAACATATGGATTCCGGAACTGCGCTAAACTCAGGGAAGTGAAGCTGGGAGGAAACGGCGGACAGATTCACGCCAACACATTTAATAGCTGCTCAAAGTTGGAACTGCTGCAACTGCAGTCAAACACAAAATTAACACTTGCCAATGCAAATGCGTTTAACGGGACGCCGATCGGAAATAACCGTGGCGGCGTGTTTGTACCGACTGCGCTCGTGGATACATACAAGGCGGACAGCATGTGGAAAAAATACAGAATCTGTGACATATCGAAATACCCGGTATGGCTCAACGAAATTTCCGACAGCTGGGCGACGATCGTAACAAACCCGGACTATGCGACAGACTACCATATCGGTGATGTAAAACCGATAAGCATCAACGGAACACAGTACCTGGCAGAGATTGTTGCTTTTAATAAGGACGTCAAAACAGGTGGCGGGACGGCCGGGATCACATGGCTGCTGTTCGACATCATGCAGAACCATGCAATGAACAGCCAGAGCTCCACTGTGGGTGGCTGGGAGGCGAGCGGCATGCGCTCGTGGATAAACAGCGACATCCTGCCGAACCTGGATATAAAGGACCATATCGTAGAGGTCAGTAAGATTTCAGACACATATGAAAACGGAGCTGTTGTCCACAATGGACAGACAACGCACGACAAGCTGTGGATCCCGTCGGCGCAGGAGATCTTCGGGGGCAGCAACTATGAGACGGAAGGGGTAGCTTATTCAGACAGGTTTACTGCAGAAGGCAATAGAATCAAGTACCTTAGCGGCTCCGCGAGCGGCTGGTGGCTCCGTTCTGCGAGCAGCTCGGCCGGCTTCTGGTACGTGAGCAGCGGCGGCAACGCCTACGACGGCTACGCCAGCAACTCGAGTGGGGTCGTCCTCGGCTTCTGCACAAACTAATCTATAATTTTGTTTTAAATCCCCGCCCGCTTTGGGCGGGGATGGAAGGAAGACAATGCTGGAACATAGGATTATTCAACGGCTCTGGTCCGCAGTATACGACCTGCTCCTGTACAACAAAGGACAGAGCAACAAAACACTGGAAGAAATTGAAATGGAACTGAATGTGATTGAAAGCGAATGCAGGAGGATAGACATATGGACTTGATAAACATACTCGTAGGCGGAGGCATACTGGCTTTTATAGAATTCCTGATCCAGAGACACGACAGTAAGAAAGACAAGGACAACGAGATACTCCGGTCGATCAGGAGACTGGAAGACAAGATAGACAATGTGGCACAGACAGGCGACAAGAGGAACGCTGTGGAGATGAGAGTGAGAATCCTGCACTTCAGGGATGAGATGCTGGAAGGCAGAAACCACACACACGATTCATTCCAACAGGTGCTTTCCGATATAGACGAATACGAGGAATACTGTTTAGGACATCCCGATTTCCGAAATAACCAGACTGTCGCCACGATTGAGCACATCAAGAGGAGCTATGCTGAGAGACTTGAGAAACATGATTTCCTGTAAGGAGGTGACGGTATGAGTGAAGAATATATTGATGAGCGCAATAGAAAAACAATTACGGATGACGAATGGCAAATGATAAAGATTGAAACTCACAAGATCTTTGCCGATGATAAAGATGTAGTTGAGCCGTGGTGGAAGGGATTATGCGACGAAGAAAGCGAGGCGGAACAACATGAAAATTAAAATGGATTCAAAAACCTATGATATCCTGAAGTGGAGCGTACTCGTATTTATTCCTGCACTGACAACTGCCTATGTCGGTCTGTCCGCAATCTGGGGATGGCCTTTCGCGGAACAGGTGGCGAAAACCTCTGCTGTCGTGTGTGCTTTCCTCGGAACAGTCCTCGGAATCAGCAACCTGCAGTACAAGGGTGGTGATGCGCAGTGAGAACCTTACTTGGTATTGATGTATCCAACCACAATGGCGGTCTCGACTACACCAATCTGTCCAAAAGCATCAATTTCGTCATCATCCAGTCGAGTTACGGCACGACAAGAAATCCACTGTTCCTGACCCACGTAAATGGCTTCAGGGCGGCTAAAACGCCCATTCCGGGGGTGTATCATTTTATCTATGCGGTAACCCCGGAACAGGCAAAACGGAACGCAGAAAGGGCAATTAAGAGCGTTCAGGAGGCAGGACTTCCAAGAGATACCCGTATATGGGCTGACTTTGAATACGACAGCGTGGACTATGCCGCAAAACGGGGTATCACACTGGGAGCGGCAGAATGCAATGAATACACGATGATTTTCTGCGAGACTGTCAGGAAAGCCGGATATCCGACCGGGATTTACTGCAATGTGGATTTCTACGAAAACTGGTACAACAAGGAACTTTTGAAACGGTATCCGGTCTGGCTCTGTGACCTGTCGGGAAAATGCAAATACCCATGTTTGATGTGGCAGTACAGTTGGAAGGGATTTGACTGGGATATCTGGTTTAAACCAGAGGACGGTGAACTGACTGACGGCGAGATCATCGATGCAGGAGAGCCGAAGACCGTTGACGAAGCCATAGACAGGCTTCTGGCTGTCGCAGAAGCAGAAGTGGGATACAGGGAAAAGGCTTCGCCTTACAATCTGGATGACAAGGATGCGAATGCGGGGAGTGCGAACTATACGAAGTATGGCAGGACGATGCATGCTGTTCAGCCATCCAATATGGACTATCCAGCACCGTATTGCGACTGCTTTGTAGATTGGTGCTTTTACACCACCTTCGGGGCAGACCTTGCCAGAAGGATGCTTTGCGGAGATTTTGACGATTATACAGTAAACTCTGCCAACCTGTACAAAAACGCAGGACGGTGGTACACATCTGGAAAACGTGGAGACCAGATATTTTTCCGGGACAACGACGGCATCTGCCATACTGGACTTGTTGAGAAAGTCTCCAGCGGAATCGTATACACGATTGAGGGCAACAAGTCCAACATGGTCAAGCGTTGCCAATATCATATCTATGACAACACTATTGCAGGGTATGGCAGACCGAAATATGATCTGGCATTGCCGGGACAGGAGGAAGGATATATGTTCAGTACGGAAACTGTGAGAAATGGGAGCAAGGGCGCTTCAGTGCTACTCTTGCAGAAGCTTCTCAAGGCAGATGGCTATACTGGGAGCAATGGTGCTATTCTTGCACTCGATAGTGATTTCGGCGGGAACACGGAGGCAGCACTGAAAGAGTATCAGCGGAAACACGCCGGACTTTCCGTGGACGGGGTTTGCGGTCCGGCAACGTGGAAGAGTATCCTGGGATTGTGATTGACAGTTGTCTCGGATTGTGGTACATTATAGCTGTCCACAGGATGATGCTCCTGTGGATAGTCATCGGTCAGCGATCAGGCCGATGGGGATTGAAAAGGTAATTTGTACTGATGTCAATGTCAGGGAAGAGGGGTCTGTCTTTATGGCAGGCCCCTTTTTCTTTACCTACGCATAAATAAATGATGTAAAAGGTATTGACATTTAAATAAATGTGTGATAATATAATATCAAGATAAGAAAAGGAGGTAACAAAAATGATTAAGGTGGGTATCAACAGAGACGAGGAACTTCACAGATTTAAGATATGCAAAACGTATGAAGAAGCAAGTGCACACTGGTATCCAACAGCACTTGTGGTAAAGGCAGTAAATTCATACAGCCACAACGAACTTGGATACATCGTCGTTGATGAGTGCGAGGCGGATTTCAGGAGGGTAACGAAATGAAGAAGATAATCAATGGGAAACGGTATGATACAGCTTTAGCAAAGGACTGCGGAAGCTACTACTATTCAAACCCCAGGGACTTCCACTATGTAGAAGAGACCCTCTACCAGAAGAGAACTGGCGAATTCTTCTTGTACGGACTTGGCGGCCCGGCTTCCAAATATGCCGAATATGACGGCGATATGTGGAGCGCAGGTGAGAAGATAATGCCGATGACAGTGAAAGAAGCCCAGGAATGGGCTGAGAAGTATTTGGATGCGGACGAATATGAGGCTGTGTTCGGGGAAGTTGCGGAAGCGTCCGACACTAAGAAGACGGTTACATTTTCGCTGCCGGAAGACGTGATCGAGCGGATCCGGATGAAGGCAGCGGAAGCCGGTATCACGATGTCGGATTACGTGGCAAGTCTCATAAGATAAGAGGACTGAATAAACTGAACATTTACCTTTTATGGTAAATTACCAGAATTGTCAACAATGACGTTTTTAAGTCATTTGGTCAAATTTTGGTCAAAACGGTTTTCAAAGTGCCATAAACCCAGTATTTATAAGGGTTGTAGCGTTTGACATACATCACTCGTAATGAAGGGGTCGAGAGTTCGAGTCTCTTTTCCAGCTTAACAGGAAAGTCCCGTAAATCCAGTAATTTCAAGGGTTTGCGGGACTTTTGTTATGTCTAACTGTTTTTGAAAAAGTCGTTAAAAATCGGCAAAAATCGGGGTAAATTCGCTTGCGTTTTGGTCAAAATTTGGTCAGAAAGTTACCGGCTTTGTCAACAAAATAGCCCCGAAAAGCATGAATAATATGCTCTGAAAAGCGCATAAGTATCACTTTCCTGACGCATACTTCTTTTCGAGATAACTATTGATTTTGGTTGCAGAGTCGGATTCTGCCTTCCTGAGTTCTGTATAAATATCAGTCATGGTCTTCGAATCTGAGTGTCCAAAAATCCTGATTGCGTCAAGGAGGTCAACCCCGGAATAATAGAGGATCGTAGCAAACTCATGCCGGAACGTATGTGCGGTCAGCCCTTCGGTGAGGTCGATGTCGAAAACACGCTTGTAACTGTATGATGTCTTGCCGTCTTTTACCTTCTTTACGGCCTCATAATGGCTTTTTCCTCCGGCGGCATCATTGATCTTTACCTTTATCCCTTCCCAGAACCGTCTGTACTGCGTTCTAGACATGATTTTACCGTCGGAATTAGCGAAGAGGTATAAATTATCACATTCGCCATAATATTGCCTTAAAACGCCTTCTAGGGGGCTTAAAATGGGTATCTCTCTTTCCCCATCTATCGTCTTCGTATCTTTCAGGTTTGGATGCTCTCCGATAAACTCCACAGCCTTGTTCACATTGATGGCATTTCCTGCCACGTCCTTCTTCGTAAGGCAGATGATTTCCTGCCGTCTGAGACCGGCATACCAGAGCAGGTAGACAAAACATTTCTCCTTCAAAGTAAAATCTGCGAGAGGTATGTATTTCTTCTCGATATCAGTTAACGCCCTACGTTTTGTCTTCCTGCGCTTTTCCAGGGTGATGTTCTGTGCCGGGTTCCTGATGAGCAGCCCGTCATCGATGGCACAGCGGAAAATCTGGTTCACAGTTATCTTATATTCGTTCTGAAGGTCCGGATGCCCGGAAAGTTCATTGTAGCCCTTCTGGACATCGGATTTTACGATTTTCTGTATGGGGATACTGTTCAGAACCGTTAGATGATTCCTGACCGTGTTCCGGTAAGATTGCTTTCGATTGTGGGAGAGAGATGTGTCTTCGACATAGATTTGTAACCAGTGTTTCGCATATTCTGCAAAAGTAGTGTCCTTCTCGACAATGTATGTGCCGTTCGAAAGGTCGGCCTTAATCTTATCTATCTTTTCTTCAAATTCTCTGAGGGAAGTACCATACACGTCAATCCGGATCCTTTTACCGTTCTCGTCGATCCTGCCGGTGTCGATGGATGTATGGTATCTTCCGTCCTTCCTCTTTACATATTTTGGCTTTGGCATATGTCTTTCAGCTCCTCTTCTGCTCTGTGTAATTCCTTTACGCAGTCCTCATAGGTGTCTTTTACAAGGCCGATATGATCCATCTTCCATTTTATTCTCGCAACTTCCGTTTTTAAATTTCTGATGCTCTTTTCTCTGATGATCCACTCACATTCTCTTTGTTGCGGTTTTAACTTCCGCTGAGCGTGTCCCGTTATTGCAGGAGCAGGCTTACATGGGTCACCCGATAAATTGTTAGGGTAAGGTATGTTAAACGGCCACGGACAATAAGCACGCAGGCAGAAATGGTCAATAATGGCAAATCCATTCTCATCAGGAACGTAGCGTCCCCGGATGAGGGCATTGTTGGCTGCTGAGATCGAGATCCCGAACGTCTGTGAGATTTGTTCTGCTGTCTTCAGCTGCTTTGCGAAGATGACCGGTCTCGGAGCGAGAAGGTTACTGGCGAAATCATCAGCTTCATCCTCATCATTGGTGACAAGGACGATATGTCCGAGTTCGTGTGCTTTCGAAAATACCTGCCGCCGTCTATCTGCCGTTGCGTTGTAATATAACATCCGTTCACGCCGGATGATGAAAGCATCGCCGGATGTCTGCATCAGTTCGATGTACAGTGCTTTGTCATTCCCGGCGTATTCCTGATATGTGACGGCCTTATATCCAATCTTCCTGATGATATCATCACAGTTGATAGGGAAAGAGTGGATACCGCAATACTGATATAGTTCTAAGATTTCCTTTTCGTACATAGTCATTCTACCATCATCATGAAGAGAGAACGCCACCGCCCATGCCAACCTCATACCATCTATAGTCACGGACATGACCGGAGACAAAGTGGGTGATATGGTAATCACATTCCATGTTGGACTCGAAGTAATGGTCAATCAGCTCGGTGTATGTTTTGTAACAAGTGTCATCAACCAGGTCAGACCCCTCTAGGAGCTTAAAAACAACATTGTCCATGGTAGCCTGAGACAACCTGACGTGAGGCACACTAAAAACATTCTTATACTTACGGTAAAAGTAACAAACGATCCTAATAACCTCATTACAGGTATAAGGTTCTTCCATACCGTTCCTTTTAAGAGAAAC